ACTTCAAAGTATTTCTTTTTCAATCCTAATACCATTAGGCGGTCAGGATAAATACATGTGTCGGTATCTGAAGCAAATTGTGGGATTTGAGTGCCACTAGAATTGAATGCCCAATTAGTAGAGATATACTCAAAACCTAGATATTCGTTTGTTGATGTTAGAGGCCAAATTTGGAACTCTGAACCCATAATACGCCAGCGAATACGAGGACCAGTTGAAATGTAAGATGACTTCAACCATTGCCATTGTTGTGGCGTTTCAGGGCCAAGCATTTCCCAGCGTTTAGACTTATCGTATTGAGTGCGGTCTGTAATTCTGTCAAAGCCACTAGGCAAAGGATATTTAGTTTGACCGAAAGTATAAGTGCCTGAACCATCACCTGTTGCAACGCCTGTAATGTAAACAGTGGTGCCTGATGCAGATACAATAGATGTGTTTTGAATAACACCCTCGCCTTGCACTTGAAAGTTTGTAGCGCCTAGTGAATTAATAAAAATAATTGTGTTAGGGTCAACACCAGTAATTGCGTTAGTGCCTTCTAAAATAACACCATCAGATTGGCTATATTGAGAATAAAAACTGTATTCTACGTTTAACGCTTCCCAAGGATACTCTCTCGCAATTTCATTACCAGTTGCATTGATTAGATAATACATTTGTTGCACATCGGTAGCAGTATTACCCACTACAGACGTAGGAATAGCAAGCCCCATTTCTGCTGAAGCCTGCTGAACTAATTGCAAGAGAGTTGATGCCATATTATTCCTCTACGGTTTCCTTTGCCTTTTCCTTTTTAGATTCGGCTTTAGGTTTATTCATTTGAGAAGCTAATTCAGCTAATTGTGCTTTAACCGCAGAAAGTTCTTCATCACGCTTACGCAATTCGTCAGCTTGTTGTTGAACAAGAGCAGTATCTTTAGCGCTAGCCAAAAATGCTTTTGCTTTGTCACGCAGAGAAAGTGGACTCATGCCAGCAGACATACCCAATGTATTGAGTTGTGCATCACTAGCTTGAGCAATTTGCTCTACTGTGTAAAATTTAAAGTGTTTAAGCTCTGCCGCTACAGCAGAATTTAATACAGGCCAATCATGAAGCAATGTGCCTTCAATATCGCCATCTGTTTTTTCGTTTTGATACCTAGCCCATTGAACAGGGAATCTATCCTTGTGTTCAGGTGCCGCATAAGTATCAATGACTAGATTGCTATTGCCTGGAACTTCAATCAAGATAAAGTCAGCCATTTCCATGATAGGGCGACCTTCGTTTGCAGTCTTGAAGTTGTTTTGTACTGCCTTTTGATAAAAGCGAACATTTAGACGTGAGTCTGGGTTGTTTACATCTGTTTCATAAGCCATTTGTTTTCCTTTTGGAGTGGTCCAAAGTTGTTAAGGGTTGCACTAGATACTCATTGAATACCTAGTGGAACCCCCACCCTTTCGGGTGAGGATAAATCAGCTATTAAACTGAAGCTTTACCAAACCAGCCATATTCACCTGAAGCAAGAGCTACAGCAGGAGCGATATAAGCGCCACCTGTTGAAGTTGCTACAAATGTAGATGTATTGATAGAGCATGATGTTTCACCTGCTGTGAATGCGTTACCTGCTTTCGCAAATACATAACGCAAACCGTCAGAGCCGAACACTTCATTGCCTAATGGACCCATGTTTGGAATCAAAGTAGAGCCATCAGATGCAACTTGTGTTTGAGCTGCTGAAGTAAGGTTTACACCAGAGATAGGGGTTACTGAATATGCCATTTGTTATCTCCTTAAGCCTTAAGAACGCCACTGAATTGTGGACCAGAGCTAGTCAAGTTACCAGCCCAACCAATCAATTTAACTACTGCGTCTTGGTTTACAGATTGACGTTCGCCACCGATAGGAGCGAAGTTGCGGTCTGCATGTGGACGGAAATACAAGTAGTTAGTGTTCAAGAACCACATGTGGTTTGCAGTTGCTTGGTTACCAATACCGCCACCAAGTACAACGTCAGCAGATGTACCGCCACCGTAGAACTTCAATGATGCGAAACCAGCAGCACCTTCTTCAGCTTGAGTCACACGTTGGATAGCTTGCAAGCTATTTACATATAGTGAGTAGTAGTTGTTGTCAGCTACAATCAAATCAGCCTTGTCATTGCCACGAACTAGCTTGATAGCCAATTGTGTCATGTATGATTGGATGTTTGAAGCAGAAACAGCAGCACCACCATCGCTCACGCCAGAGAATGATTGGTTACGCCAGAAAGACCAAGTAGCACGGTTAATACCACCGTATGTACCTGTTGATGGGCTATCAGCAACAGCAGCAGCCAAACCTGTCAAGTTTTTACCACCGTTACCAGTACCGTCAAGGTAAATGTCAGTTTGGATACGGTTCATCAATTGACCTTCAGCAACTTGTACACGACCTTCTAACAAGTCGATGATTGCTTCTTTAGAACTGTTTTGCAACATTTCAAGGCCAGAGATTGTTACAGCACTAGCGTATTGAGCGATAGAGAATTGAGCTGCTGAAATTGGGCTGTTAGGCGCAATGTTCAGAGTTTCGTAACCGCTGTATGAGTTAGTGTTGTTTGTATTGCTGTCGTTGTACATGATTTCTTCAAGAATCACGTTACCACCGCTAAATGGGCGAACATTGCCACGTTTGCGAAGACGGTCAAGAACAGCGTTGTTTAGTGTTACGTTGTCAGCCAATTTGCCACTACGAGATTGGATGGTAGTTGCAATAATGTCTGATACGGTTGAATTGGCAAATGCCATAGTATCACTCCTTAATTATCAGATTAAACCGCCAGAGTGCGTATCAAACGCAGCCAAAATGGCATCCCTAGCGCTATTTGCGGACTTACCACCATTTGTCGTTGACGCTGTAGGCGTTGTAGATTTAGGTGAAAGTACCTTTGCTTTTGCTGCTGCTACTTTTTCTCGTTGAGCCGCTTCAGATTTCGCTGCCTGTTCAGCATTTACTCTCTGAAATACGTCATCGTTTAATCGAATAGCTTTGTCATAAGCGCTTTGAAGGTCGTCTGCCATTCCGCTTTGGAGTAATCCAGCCATGACTTCACGAACTTCCTCGAAGTAAGGTTTGTCCTCTTTAAAAGAGTCAATCTCACTTCTTAATTGAGTTTGTTCCATAGCTTCTTGTTGTTGCTGGAACGAACTCCATTGATTCTTGATTTGATTTAATTCTTGTGCTAATGATGAAAATTGTGGGTCATAACCAGTCTGACCAGTGACCGCACCTAAATTCACACCGTAATCATTAGCGAGTTGTTGAAACATTTGTAGCTTTTGTTCAGGTGAGCCATAAACCAAAGTTTGATGTGCATTACCTAAACTTGAAATCCATTGAGCAGGATTCAAATTGTTTTGTTGCAACATGGAACTAAATGGTTGTATCGCTTCCATTAAAGGAGCTGCCATATCCCATTGGTTTTTGTAAGTTGATACGCCTTTAGCATAATCAGCTTCACGTTGCTGAATGTAATCTTGAATGCGAGGGTCTAATTTGCCCCAATCCTCTTCATAATCCTTTTTCCAAGAGCTTGGTCTTGGTTTTACCTCAATTTTAGGTTCATCAGGTGCTTCAAAGTCATCTGATAGCTCTAAATCGCTTGTAGTAGCGTCAGGTTGAGTTTTAGTGAATTTGCCTGACTCATCCCTTGCCCGTGTTGTTTTAGGCTCTTGTGTCGCTTCCTGTGAGGTCGTTTCTTGAGATGATGGAGTTTCTACTGTTTCTACTGCGCTTTCGATTACATCACGCAAAGAATCAGACTTCTCCAGAGTATTCTGGTCTGTCATTTTCTTTCCTTTAGGTTAATAACGTAGTTTGTTGTAAACTTCCCTAGCAATATCTTGCTTGAGAGTATCCTTTGGTCTTTCAGGATTCTTTAGAGGCATATCTGCTGCCTCAATACAGTTATGACGTTTTAAATGTTCTCGATGGGCTTTCTTGCCCTCAATCATTTCGCCAGTAATCATAGATTGATAAGGTTTAACATCATCACGAATGTAATGTGCAGTAAATGAAGTGCGATTCATCATTTTGAGCTTTTCTTCCCAAACTCTTTCGCCTTCTTCACCACTTAAATTCCATTGCTCAAAGAAACGAGCTTTTTCAGCTTCATAATCTATTTGCTCTTGAGTTGGTTCTTCTATTTCCAATCTTATTGTCTTGTCAATCTTTTCAAAGTTCTCATTGAACTTTTCATTACTTAAACGAGATTGAATTGAATCGCCTGTAATATCATTAATTGCAGCCATAATTACATGAGCATTAGTAGTAATGCTTCATCCTCTTGTTCTTGTTGAATTTCTTGAACTTTGTTAATAATGCGTTGCACTAACTCTAAATCTTGAGCTAATTTGCCATAATCAATAGAGTGAATAGAAAAGCCTTGTGATGGCTTCACATATTCTTTTACTTCTTCTTTGATTTCTTCTGCTACTGGCTCTGCAAAAAGAGCTTCCAAATGCTCTTGCATTTCAGCGCGAGCTGATTTTTTAATATTCTCTTTGCGTTTACCTATGCCGCCTTTTGAACCCCATGCAGGAGCTGGCGGTGTAGGAGATGTAAATTTAATTAAACTATTAAATGCCGTAGAGGCAAATGAACGTAATCCAAACATTATTCAACCTTTGGGAAACGAGCTTTAATTTCTGCTACCTTGTCCAACCATTCTTGTTCTGTTGATTCACCACGTTGCCATTTAAAGAATAACGGGTCTGATTCACTTTTATATAAATCAGCTCGCAATTCTTCTACAATAGCGTTTATTTCTTCTAAAGTTTTTTCTTCAATAGCCCATGTTTGAGTCCATTTCCCATCTATTAAAGTTGGGCTTTCCTCTTTAATTCTTTGTGTATGGTCAATAGAAGGTTGATTTACATTTTCTACAAAAAATACTCCAAAATCAGCCAATATTTCTGTTGATATTTCACTAGGAAAAGAAATGTTAGGATTATCTGCTTTTAACTCATTGATTGAGTATGGGTATTTTTCAATAGCGCCATTATTTACTTTAATATACATAATTTATCCTATTGATAGCAAAGAACAATGCCACGTTCAGCGGAAACATTAATTGATATTGTTTTACTTCCGCTAGTAGAAAAGCTACCGCTTGCTGTGCTTGTTTGAATATTTGTTGACCAATTTGAATCAACATCTTCTGTAAGACCTGTCCATACAATATTTGTTGAATGACCAGAACCTGTATCTGCTGTCATGGCAGCAACAACAGAATTGCCTGATGGTGTGGTAATATTATAATTTGTAGATGCAACAGGTAAAGCAGAAGCAGATAGTCCAGTAGAATTTACTAATCTATATATATTTACTCCGCATCTAGTAGCAGCTCCTGACATTGTTACCACTACATCTCCTGTAGTTCCTGTTGGAACACTGGCTATCCAAGATGAAACTAAATCTTGAGAGTTTACATTGCCAGCAACAGCAGTAGCTGAAACACCTGCGACTGTTACTGATGATACTGTTCTTGCCGTAATATTACGAGCAGATATAAATACAATAATTTTTCTAGTAGAGTCTGCTGAACCTAAAGATAAGCTAGAAAATGTATAAGTAGTTAATGCAGTATCTTGATAAGATGAAGTCAAATATGAGAGATTTATAGATGCAGCAGGAGCAGTATATCCACCAGCACCTTGTATGCTATGAAATAACATTAGGGAGCTACTCCTACAACAGCAGCATAAACAACACCAGCTACCTTCCAAATAGATATAACTGTATATCCATTCAAAGAGAGTGTTGGCGCAGAACCGTTATTATTGATAAACGTACAGTTCCATGTTGTGATTGTGCCTGAAGTACCATCATTTACCATTAAAGTAATAGCTTCACCATTTAGCATATTAGTAAATGTTAAAGTTCTACCAGTGCCTGTTAAAGTAAGAGTTTGAATAGAACCATTGCCAGGGTCAATATCTACTGTAGAAGCGTCAGTTAAAGCGTAAACATCTTCTTGAATAGTTCCTGTAATTACTGGGTCAGTAATAGCAGGAGTAGTAAGAGTTTTATTGGTTAATGTCTGGCTTCCTGTAAGTGTAGCTACACTAGAATCAATAGAAATAGTTTTAGCAGCAGAGCCATCAAATGTAGTACCAGAACTTAATGATAAACCTGTGCCTACTGTTAAAGCATTTGTAGTATTTGCAGTAATCGTACCGCTTGCACCTAAAGCTACAGTTTGGCCGTTAAATGTCACGCTAGAATTGGTTAATTGTGAGTTGCCAATACCTGACAATGTACCACCTAAAGTTAAGCTGCCAGAAGTCGTTACAGTGCCTGTTAAAGTAATGCCATTAACTGTGCCTGTGCCACTTACGCTAGTAACCGTGCCTGTATATTGGTCATTACTTGTAATCGTAAAGTTAGGATAAGTGCCTGTTACAGTAGTCGTACCAGCGCCAGTTAAAACGACTGTTTGGTCAGGTGCGCTATTTGTAATAGTCAATACGCCTGTAGAACTAGAACTTACAGAGATAGCTGTGCCAGCAGTAACGCTTGTATTCTTCCAATAGCCATTAGTGCCATCATAAGTAATAATTTGACCATTAGATGCGCCATTGATTTGAGCATTGCTATCTGTACCACCCAAAGTTGAACCTGGGTCAATACGAATAAGAATTGTACCACCACCACTTGAGCCACCATTAATTACAGCAGCGATTTGCGCTTTAACATTAGGCGCAGATGGTTTTGTATTGGTTAAGCCGCCTGTTACAGATGGGTCATACCAAAGAATGTCACCGTCAGCATAGCCTGAAGTATTTACATTACGCAAAGTACCAAAAGACTGAACTAAACCAAAGCCATTTAAAGCGATTGATTCAGCAGCAACACCCATAATATATGTGCCATCGGTGATACCCGTTGCTGGTGCGCCTGTAGGAACACCTGAAGCGCCTACTGCACCTGTAAACATCACTACTTGACCTTTAGTAATCGCACTAGAGGCCTTGCAATAGAAGAATTGGTCTTCACCAATATGTTGGATTACATTACCGCCAATCATGCCCAAGCCAAGCGTATTATTGCCATCCCAGCCTAATTGACCTGCACCAAGCGTTGTTGAGTAGCCTGTATTGAAGTCAACATAGTTAATGTCAGTAATAGTAGTTGCACCAGCAATGTCACCTGTGTCGCTAATAGTTACTACAGAGTTTTGAATTAACTTACCTGTAGTGCCATCAAAGCGAGTAATAGCATTGTCTGTTGAGCTTGCTGGGCCAGTTACATCGCCACCACCAGAGCCGCCACTTGAAGAAACAGTAAAGTTAGGATATGTACCTGTAACAGTCGTTAAGCCACCACCTGTAATGCTTACTACTTGGTCAGGAAGTGTATTAGTGATTGTGTTACCTGAAATGCTAATGCCTGTGCCAGCAGTCGTAATAACCTTTTCTGAAGGCAAATCAATAAACACATCTTTATCACCAGCACCGAATACTACTTTAGCATCAGCATTGCTAGACTCAAGCACAGTATCGCGAGTTAAGGTGTTAGTATTATATGTACCTACACCAACTTCCCATTCGCCATTCAATGTGCCATCTACATTCTTGCCTTGAATAGTGTAATAAGTAGTATCGCCATTAGATAAGCGTGATGAAAATGCTTGATAGCCAGTTTGAGCGCCATTTAAAGCAAAATCACCAGTACCAGTAGAGGTGGAGGTTTCGACAACTCTATCTGCAAGTTTTAAAGCCATTATTTTACCCCTACTATTTTTCCATTGGCATCACGAATCACTTGTTTAGGTTGTGATAGGTGTTCCATAATGTTTTGATGTGCCATCGCATGACGCTGCAATGTGTCTTGGTGAGCCTGATGTTGCAATTCCATCATATTACGCATACGAGCATTAATTGAATCAACTAATCCTTGTAAAGCACTCATTATTGCACCCCGATAATCTTACCGTCTGCGCCACGAACAACTTGCTTAGGCTTAGTCAATTGAGCAACCAAGCTATCATGTGAAGCCTGTTGTTGCATTGCCAAGTCTTGGTTATGTTGTTGCTGGATAGCGACCATCATTTCCATATTGTTGTTGATAGACTCAATCAAACTAGTCAACGCTGATGTTGGTTGTTCTACGCCTGCATCATCTAGCTCTGTCAATGTTTCCATTTCCTTAGAGCCATTTACATTCATGGCAGTAGTCTTGATGTCTTTCTTAGCTTGCATTTCAGCAATGATAACTTTAGTGTTATTCTCAAGCTCTGTTTTCCACTTATCAAACTCAAGACGTTGTGCTTCACGTTGTGCTTCAGCTTGTAATTCCATTTGTTTAAGCTGTGCATCCATTTGAGCTTTTTGTTGGTCAGCTTGCAATTTAAGCTGTTCAGGACTTGGTTGAGGCGGTTGAGGATTAGCAGCCAATTGCTGTTGTTTTTCTTTCTCTTGGTCAGCAAATGTATCAAACTCACCTTCAAGCGTACGACCTACACGGAAGCCTTGAACACCAAACTTCAACAAGTCCATCAATAGAGGAGTTAATTCAGGAACTGCTTGAGCGCCTTGAATAGCTTTCTCGATAAATGCAGAAGTAGCTTGCAAGAACTCTACGCGGTCAGACTTCTCTTGAGCTTCATCAGCGTATAGCATTGAGTCTGTAGCGACTTCCACACGGAATGTACGCATAGGATTGTCTTTTAGCAATTCCATTGCTTGAGGAATCATTTGCTTGTCTGTGTCACTCAATAGCTCTGCACCACCAATTTTAAGGATAGTTTCAGGTTGGAAGTGTTGACAGATAATCTGTGCCTTAATACGCAAGATTTGACTAGCAAACAAAGCCACTTCATCTTGGTAAGTCTTTAGACGCAATGTGGCGTATTGACCCTTGATTTGTTGAGCTGTTGCTGTTTCAGAGGCTACTGAAGCACCACGAATGATGTCAGAGATACCTGTGATGTCATAAATCTGTTGTTTCACTTGACCCATTGCTTGGTAAGCTACATTCAAAGTACTTGCAATTGGGTTAAGGTCAACAAACTCTACTGCGCCACGCAATCCACCTTTTTCAGCAAAGGCAGAATAGTTCTTCACAGGGATAAGGGTGTTGTTATCACCTTCTGTGAATAGGCGGTTTAAATCAGGGTTAGCAGCGTCATAGAAGCCACGAACCTTCAACGCATCTACTAGACCTTTAATACGGTCAGATAGTGTGTCTAATTCATTAGCCTGGTCTTGATATAACGTGAAATCAGGAACAGGAACAATGCTCTCGTTAGTCAACGTAGCATACAATGGTTTAGGGCAAGGGAAGAACTCCTCTAATTGTAGAGGGTCTTCACGCTCATCAAGAATCTTGCCCATGGATTTACTAATCCAATATACAGTCTTCTCGTCACGGCACCATACTTCATAAACCAAAGCACGTTTAGTCACGCCTTCAGTCATTTTAGTGCGAGTGTCATCAGGTGACGCATCAAGAGGGATTTGCTTCCACAAGTCACCAAAGGTTTCTTCAGGGAAACGCTCTTTAAGCATCTTGCGTGTCATATAGACTTTACGCCATACAGTGCTTACTTCATCCCATGTACGACCATTTGAATGACCAAAGTCACGCCAGTGAACATAATCAACAGGCGCTTGCTCAATATCTAGATATTCAGAGATTTGGTCTGATTCGTCATCGTCTTCAGAGATAAATGTATCGTCTGTTTCAATTACAGGCTCATAGCGAACCCATGCAGTACCACGACCACCTAGAAAGCGGTCATATACGCATGATGTCAAAGCCTCTTGGAAGTCAGTAGTGTGAGTTACTTCAAACTCCAGCGCACGCTCAAGAATCATAGCAGCTACACGAGCTACTGGGTCATTATCCTTGAATCTGCGTGAAACATCAGGGCGAGGCATACGGCTAAAGGTTGCCGCTTTAAGTGTCTGTACGTTAGCCCATAAGATATTGTAATGAGATTGAGCAGTAGTCGTAGTTCTCTCGTCACGATAGCGCTTGAGGATTTTCTCGACACGGCCTTCCCATTTGGCAAACTCTTTGTCATATTGGGTAAACATGTCAAGGTACTTCTGTACCTCTGATGCCACCTGCATTACTTTAGCCATGAGCTAACCCCTTAAGCAAATACTACAGTAGCGTCAACAGTGCCTGTAATCACCACATAAATCCCAGACTCAACGCCAACAGGGATTGTGAGCCATGAGCCACCAACAGCTGCAATTGCACCTGTGATAGGGTCAGTAGTGGTAGTTGTAGCGGAATCATAAACTTGAATAGTACCTGCTGTGGCTGTTGATACAAAAATGCCTAATAGTTTAGTAGCGATAGGGCATACATTGCCTGTTGCTGAAATCTTTTTGTAACCACCAGTTTGTGATGCGAAACCTGACATAATTAAATCCTTTTATTAGTTGTTTTGGGCTGACTTGCCCACAATTCATCGAGAGTAACCTCATTCTCACCGACTGTAAGACCCTTAATAGGTTTGTCTTCAAGCGTTTCTTTGTATTCCTCTCTCCAGCATACAGCTAGATAACGGAAAGCATCTGAAGCGTGTGAAGTCCAGTCATGACGAGGTTTGTCTTTAAACTGCTTCTTGTCATCATCCCATTCACGTTGGTATTGCTTGAGGGCTTCTAAACCCTCTTCACAGTTATGTCTATCAATCCAAACTCGTGGGAACATCAAGCGTGTTGCTTGTATGCCATC